GATCAAATGGCAGTGTGATTCCGTATTTTATTGAACAGATACGTGCTGGAGGACCAATCACCATAACAGATCGAGCCATGACACGTTTCTTTCTTACCCTGGAAGAAGCCATTGAGTTGTTGTTCAAAGCCGCCGAAGCCAGCATTGGTGGAGAAACCTTTGTGATGAACATGCCAGCTTGCCGTATTATCGATGTGGCCGAAGTGCTGATGCAACATTATGGGCGTGTGGAAGTGATGGAAATGGGTGCCAAACCAGGAGAGAAACTGGATGAAATGTTGATAAGTCAACACGAAGCCCGACAAAGTCTTTGTTATGATGACAACTACTACGTGATCCTACCCACCAACGCAGGAATGGCATTGTTGGACAACTACAACACTCTGCAAAAATTTCCACATCCTGAATTCAGCAGTCGAACACTGTTGATGAATCACGAAGAAATAAAACTAATGTTGAAAAAGGGCGGGTTCTTATGAAGGTAACAGTGGTAGGCAGTCAGGGCATGGCTGGTCATGTCATTGTACGGTATTTGTCGCAACAAGGACACGATGTTGATGCTGTGGATCGGTCACATTTAGATGTTGAGAATCCTGCAAGCGTGATGGATTTTTTTGACAATCTGCGTGCAGACGTCGTGATCAACGCTATTGGTCTTTTGGTACAGCCTTGCATAGCCAGACCCGACCGAGCATCAGCAATCAATGCCTGGTGGCCACAGTATTTGGCCCACAGACTGATAGACACAACTACTAGAGTCATACACCTAAGCACAGACTGTGTGTTCGATGGCTCTCATGGTCCGTACAACGAATCTGATCCACACACAGAACTCAATGCCTACGGTCGTAGCAAGAGCCTGGGTGAAATCAACAACAAAAAAGATATTACCATGCGTACCAGTATCATTGGACCAGAACTCAAAACCAGCACCAGCTTGTTCAATTGGATGTTAAACAATCCAGAACAGACTGTGCCCGGTTGGGACAATGCTTGGTGGAATGGTATTACTACATTACAATTGGCCAAGTGCATTGGTTCCTGGATCCGGTCACCCGATGTCACGGGCATATACCATGTGGTCAACAATGCAGTCAGCACAAACAAATATGATCTGTTGTGTGAGATAAATCATGCATTTGATCTGGGCAAACAGGTTGTACGCAGTCAAGGACCAAAGACCGTGAACAAAATTCTGCAGGATACTAGACTAGCTAGAGACTGGGCAATACCCGACTATACAACACAGCTACGCGAACTGCGGGCCTGGTATTAAACTCGCACCCACTGACGCATGTGAGCCCACTGGCGTCCAGATCTAAGATCATCAAAACTCCAATGGCACTGTGCCAACTTACGTATCCATTGCTCGCGGTCGGGCATGATGGGATTTTCTAGTAGGTTGAAATCTGTGTTGGCCACTTCGCCGGCCTGACAGTAACCAGGTTGGTCGGTAATAAATGTGGGTATTCCTTCAATGGCTGCCACACTGCTGGGAGTGCTGTTATGACATATCAAAGCCCAGCAATTGACCAAGTCTTGTGTGATATGACGTTCTTGCGGACTCAGGACCACATTGTAAGGTGTAAAATCTGCACCCACAGGGAAATTTTTCCAGTCGCCTGGGTGCCAGCGCAACACAATGGGTCGGTCTGAATATTGTCTGACACGCACAAAAGTTTCATCCAACCACTGCATGAGATTACGTCCACGCATGCTCCAGCCCATGGGTCTCTGTAAACACATCAAGATATGATTACCATTGGTCCTCCAAGGCTTGAGATCCATGTTGTAATCTCTACGTATGTTGGCCCAGTTTTCTTCGCCCGGCGACTCGTTACAGTAGATTCCGTCACAGGGGAACACGCCATTGAAACTGTACCTTAGATATTTTTTTGGATTGGTACGATCACGATAGATAAAAACATTTGAATCAATGCTGAGCCAGTAGCGACCTGCCTGCGTTTGCGTGTCCATCACCATCTTGCGAACTGCATAGTGTGGTAATTTAATTTTACTTGGGTTACTGGCAAATGCATTACCAATTATGGCACCAACATCGCAATGTTCGTAGGTCTGGCTGTAACTGATTTCGGCCTGATCGCCGCAACGTGCAGCTCCTTCGGCAAAATAAGTCAATGCATTGACTTTTTCATCACCATTGATGTGTTTGGGCAAACTGGATAGATAACTTTTAATAATCAATGGTCGCACGATCGGCATTCTCCATAACTAGATTCCAAGCTTCTCCGGTGATAATTTCATCCAGACTAAATTGACTGTATGCTATACTAGACAACCATTTGTAAATGATATCTTCGTCGGGCATGTTGGGATTTTCCAATTTACTTAGATCTTTGTTGCCCACCGGATCGGCCGCAGTGGGTGCCAAGGAAAAGGACGGTATACCAGCTTGTATGGCTTCTATAGCAGCCACACTTTGATATGTGACCAAGGCATACACATCGTTGTCCAATGCGTCATATATAGTGTCGTTGGTTCGTTCTCCTCTACTGGCTTTTGCTCTCCAGACAATTTCTCTGTCAGTGTGTTTTTTAATTTTTCTTTCAACCTTTTGAATCCATTTTGCACGATCATGTCCATAATACTGGAATGGTTTTTCTGTAGGCAATACCACAAGGATCTTGCTGCCAGTTCTGCGCCAGCCTTTGTATTCCAATGCAGGATTAAATTTTGTTAAATGTTGCCAACGGTCATCGGGCACGTCCATGATAGTGCTGTGTTGCATGGCATTTTTTACAATGCGATGATAAAGTTTTCGTCCTGTGCGATTGTTGGCACAAGGATAATTGCCTAAATATCCACCTTCAATAAAATAGTAATCCTGTCCTCTGCGTCTGACTTCGTCTGCTATTTTGCCAGAACTGATGCCTCGCAACAACACTGGCTTCTCACATATCAAATCAGCTTCGGTTTTGAATCTGTTTTTGTCGTAGTAGGATGCCTCAGGCCAGGCGGCCATGATCATGGCTGGGTAATCACTGAATTTTAGACATCTTTCAAAGCGTTCACTTTCGGCCACAATGTAGTTGATAAATTCTTGTTGTAGAGTGTCCCCACCTTGACGTTTGAGATGATAGCGTAGATCTTTGGTCAACAGTTCCTCTGGTACAGAAATCTCTCCGTAGGAATTTTCAATTTGTTTCAACATTTTGACCTGATAATACAGTCTACGTAGATCTGACACGCTGTGTTTAAGAGACGATTCTATGGTCTGATGTTGGTCACAATAAATTTTTTCTGGCCATCGATCCACCAAACAATTTGGTATTATCATACTGTCCTCTGCTGGCAATATTCTGTCAAAATACGCTCACGGTGCCATTCTTCGCCCTGTGGTGTATCGGCAAACTCAGTGAAGCAAGGTGTGCCCAAGGTGTAATGTAAAAGTTTTGCGTCAGGGTTGGCGCCAAACTCATCTGGCAACCAGTTCCATTCTACGGGTAGTTCGCCTATGCGTTCATCATCCAGCCACGAGAATCTGTGCAAGTAACTGCCAGGCTGTTGTTGAACAAAGTCTGGTGTGAGCTTGCGGTTGGGCCAACTTGAGCAGTTCCATAAGATCACACTGCTCCAATTCTTTCTGGGGTAATTTTCGTTCTTGGCACCCATGTATTTTTCTGTCATACGTGTTTGGTAATCATGTTTGACCACCATGACGTCCACGTGGCTTTCCTGCATGTTCCATAATTTTACAATGTCGTCACGTAACACCATGTCGCCGTCGATGAATATGGCCCAGCCTTGGTAGCCCATGAGATGTGGAACCAGGAATCTAGTGTACACAAAATGATTGCTGTTGTCGCCGTGGGTTTCTTCATAGTCCTGGAACAGATTCAAGGCCACAGGCACAATGGCCACGGGCTGACTGGCATGCCGGATGATGCTGTTCACACAGGTATGATATGCTATGGCTTCTCTAGGATCGTATCCTACAAAAATTGGTATTGGTGTCATAATCTAGTAATGTCTTCTTCAGTGCAACGATCGCCGTACTGTATTTCTACAATTTTCAAAGGTTGATCCGTGGTGTTACGCAACTGATGCCATTGTCCTTGATCTACCCAAAAATGTTCTTGCGGTTTTAACTCGTCTACAAACACAGGATCGTTTGAAAGTTTCATAGTATATACCTGACCACGTCCTTCACTGACCATCCAAAATTCGTTTCTGTGATCGTGGTATTGCATGCTGATACTTTGTCCAGGATTCACTGTGAGTTCTTTGACTTTGATTCCGGGCACTTCGTGTAGTACACGATAGTAACCCCAGTCACGCTCGGTTCGAGGCGCTTTCCATTCCTGTAATATCCAACTGCTTGAATTGGCTTTGTCTTCACCACCTACTCCGAATACAAACTCTACGCCGTCGACTGTCATTTCAGGAATATTGTCTTTTGTTCTATCTCCGCCGTTGGCGAATATGATGCGATCTTCTGGATAGTGTGCCCGGACTTGTTGTAACAAATGACAGGCTGTGCCGTCATCGTCGTCAAAGGTGTAAACCTCATCTACGCTACTCAAATTGTTCAGTATGCACAAGCGTTCCGTCCAGGGCATGAATGCTCGACCTTTTTTACGGGCCAGCCATTCGTCACTGTTGATTCCAACTATGAGCATGTCGCCTAGCAGTCGTGCTGCCTTGATATATTTTATATGTCCAGAATGTACAGGGTCAAAACCCCCGCTGACTACAACTATAGTTTTCATGAGGTATTTAATTGACCTGCTTGACCAATCGCAGTTTTATCGGATGGCCATGCTCATAAGGCTGTGATCTAGCCATGGCAACACGAGATCTTGTTGATTCAGATGCCCGTGAGCAAGAACACTGTCTTTGCCCGATTCAGGAATCAGATTCATTTCTTCCAGGTGATACCAGGTTGTGTTTTTTGGATCCATAGGAGCATGTGCGCTTTTGTATACGGCCGCATGTATCCATGACTCTCCAGGGCTTTGTCGGAAAAATCCAGTATGACAATCCCATCCGGTGGTGGCCAACATGTAGATAAGATTAACCAAGCTGTAATGATAATAGCTGCCGCTGGGCAAATAATAATCAAACTGTCTGCGATGTATGCGCTGTGTTATAGGCACACACAAGTACAGCATGGCACCTTCGCTGGCCATGTGCCACCAACGTGCTAGAGTTTTCAACGGGGACCTGGCATACTGAAAAGCATCATGACACCATAACACATCATATCCGCCCGGAAACGGCAACATGTCTTCTTCAAAGTCAACGCTTTGATAAGCCAGATTGGGATAATTGACTCGAAATGGACTGTCCTGGCCAAGATCCACTCCAGTACATCTGATCAGCAAGGGTTCTGGATTGTCGTCGCGGGTGGTTCTCGTGGCCCACCATTCGGTATCTCGTCCGTCACCACAGCCAAGATCCACCATGCTGCGTATGCTGGCCATAAAGTCATCGTACTCGTACAGCAGATTCAGAGTTTGTAAACTGTGGGCATGACTGTCTGTAGAATTGGCAAACATCATACTTGGATGTCTTCCATGCCGGCTGTGCGCAAACGAACAATATGCCCACTCATCCAGGACTTTGAATCCAGCCCTTTCATGATGCCCAACCAGCGATTGCGCAACAGGGCCACTTCGTTGATTATGGTTTCAAAGTCAATCACTTCATCCTCGCCGTCCACGTATTTCTCTGCGTCTCTGCTGGTCAAGGCACGCTGATAACCTTCAAGATATTTTTGAAAGTGCTTTCTACGTATTTTTCTCAACTGTATGTTCAAGTGATTGAGTATGGCTTCAATTTCTTGCAGTTGATTGAATCTGTGTTCGGTAATACCCGGCAACTCTTTGATGTTCTTTTCAATTAACCCGCCCACTCGCACATCACGTTTGGCATCTTCTAGTTCGCGCTCGTAGTAGGCTATAAAGTCAGGAATGTTACCTAGATCAGCTACTACCTTGCTATACCACATCAGTAATCTTCTTCCTCGTCGTCAAAGTCTTCCTCGTCTTCTTCATCATCCTCTTCTTCGTGATCTTTGAGATAATGTGTTAGAGCACGTTTGACTTCGCTGTCTGACTTGAATGTGTCTTTGATTTCGTCGGCACCGACGTCATTGTCAATCAGTACCGCTACCAGTGTTTCCACAGCTTCAGCACGATCCTGTGGGTTTACATAGCGTTTGAGCTCGTCCCAAATTTCTTTTGATAATTCTGCACTCATTCTTATTCCTCCGTGGCTGTATCTTCAGTACTTACCGTTTCCCGCTGATTTGCAAAGTCAGCCATGACCTTGTCCAAGCAACCATCTTCATTGCTTTCCCAGGCCTTGCGGAACTGTTTGATGATCTCGCCATCTGACGTCACAAACATGAGTCGGTTGCCGTCTTTCTTTAACAGGCCTTTCTTTTCTGCCAAGTCTGTTAGTCCGCTGTAAGGGTTCATGCCTGTTTCGTAAGGAATCTTGACCTGCACACCTTCAAAAGGTTTGGCATAGCGTGTTTTCATAACCTTACATCCGGCACGGATACCCATGACTTCTGAGATCTTGTTGCCATCTTCATCTTCTTTGAGCTTCATCTTCTTCATGGCCACAACAATACTAGACGCATAGATAAAGCCTTGACCGCCGCTAATCTTGTCATCCGGATCAAACATGTCTTGTGATGCATAGGTATGATTGGTACAGACCAAGCCCACATTGTAGCTACCAAACATGTTGACGCAGTTACGCACCAAGGCTGTGAGTGCCTTGGGTTTGCGACCCAAGTCACCTTTCATTTCGCCTGCATCAAACTGATTCACGTCAGTTGGAGTCAGCAACATGCCCAAGCTGTCAATGATAAACATGACCTTGGGACGCTCGCCATCAGGCAAGGCCTTGTAGTCGCTCATGAATGTGCTGATGGTCTTGGCCACATCGTCGATCATGGCCATACTCAGTTTAAGCAGTTTGTTTTCACTGGTGTCTACACCAAGTGCTTTGAGCCAGTCTTCATCCAAGGCATTTTCGCTATCGATCAACACCACAAAGATGCCTTGTTCCTGTGCATTCTTGGCAATGTTGCCTGAACAGATATAGCTTTTGCCCGCACCAGACTCGCCGGCAAACACAGTGACCTTGCCTAAGGGAATACCTTTGTTGAAGTCTCCTGAGATCAAATAGTTTAGTGCAAAGTTGCCTGTGCTGATCCAGTCAGTAGGATCGTTGAAACCGATGCTCAATCCATCAATACTCTTGGTGATTTCCTTGCGGAATTTTGATACGTCAAATGGTTTACCCATGATTATTTTCCCTTAAAAATTTAGTTACTATGCCGGCAATTTTACTATGCCCGTCTTGCAATGGATGTCCTAGATCAAGCATGCAATCTCTAACCAAGGACTGATAAGATTCCAAAGACACAAACAGATTTTGGTTGATCTGCGATGTCAACATCTTGACCTTGTTGAATTTATCATCGATTCTTTCATCATCCATGTTATTGAATATAACACTATTATACGACAATATTTTCTTAAAATCATCCTTTGTGATATCAAACAACAAATTGTTGTCGTAGGTATCCAAAAAATAACAGTTGGTGGCCAAGTTCTGCAGTGAAATTACCATCCTCAACATGTCACAGTAGTTTTTATATCCATTGAAAAAATTCTTGAACACGTATTCAGATTCAGCAGAGTTGTCAGATACAAGGTGTTGATAGATGCGTCCAGGCTTGGATCCATGACCACTGCCAGTTTCCATTCTACTCCAATGTGTCAAAAATACTATAGCCACATCAGGTTGATGCTGGATCACACCATCAAATGCCTTGCGATAGATTCGATAATTGCTGGAACCTGCTCTTGATTTGTCGATCAACTGGTAGTTCAAGTTAGAGGCAACCAGATTGGGCCATCCAAAATTTCTATGACCCAATCTTTCTTCAAGTGGCCAACAACTTGTCCAGCTATCACCGCTGACTAAGATTGTTGGCATACTTTATTGCTTTTGACGTGCCCTAATCATGGCCAGGATGTCTTCAGCCTTTTGAGTTGAAGGTTTGGCTTCTACCGGGGCACTTGCCACGGCTGGTGCGTCATCTTCGTCAAAACTGCTGGCGACTGCTGGAGCTGGTTTGGCCGCAGGTGCTGGAGCATCTTCATCCACGTGTGCAGCAACTGATCCACCAGGAGCACTCACACCAGCTGGGCGGAAGTACTGACCCCAACGTTCTGTGTCATAGCTCTGACCATCCACCGACGCTTCAAACATCTCTTTGATGACCTTGACTTCAGCTTCGCTTGGCTTCTTGG